ACCCAGTTCTCGAACTTCAATATCATGTGGAGCAAGATGATCTCCCCAGTGATAATCTTTCTTTCGCAATACTTCAGCGTAATGGTCCAAGCCAACGCCACTATTCTCATAATAGTCAATAACATTAACAGCACCCCCTCTATAGACCTGTGCAAACCAAATAGCCGTTGAATCATTAATACCTAAATCCCAAGCCGTATGAACTGGCAATGCAGGATCGTATGGAACCCTGGTAATCTTATTGTTATCATCAGCATCAGCCAATAACTTGCCATAATAAGCACCAATAATAGCAGCCGTAAACGAACACTCATATTCTTGCTCATATTGCTCAGGTGTCATCTGCAACTTAGCAGCTTCCAGTTCCTCATCTTTCACCAGTTTCGTCTCACTAGCTTTGGCAATCTTCCAGTACCATTGGTCAGAGCCTTCTTCTTCCTGCTCTTTAGCCGATTGTAGTATTTCAAAAAAATGATTATGTCCTGCTGGTGTACCTAAAAATATAGCAGCACCCTCTCTGTCGGATAGGGCTGGTCTTACAACCTCCCCCCATACCCTAGGATTCTGCATCCCATACTCATCAAAGACACACAAATCCAAGTATATTCCTCTCAAAGCATCAGGATTCTCACCTGACAATAACATAATCCGACCATTGTTAGGAAAGTCTGCCCTAAGCTCAGTCTCGTTAAACGTCACGCCTGGTATCACACCAGCATAATACTTCACATAATCCCAGCTAATCCTCTTAGCTTGCGTAAACGTAGGAGCAACTAACGCAACTCTTGGTCTTGGTAATGGGCAAGTAAGAACGTGTTTAATCATATGATTGACAGCAAATACAGTTTTACCAAAGCGTCTGTGCATCACCAGCACATTCCACCTCTTCAGGTCTTTGTGCATCTCAGCCTGTAATGCTCTAGGCTTATATGGTATCTTAACTTGCATCCTCGGAACCAGTCTCCCAAACTATCTTCAACGAACCATCACTGATCTCAACGCCAGTTCTGTTCTTAGCTTCTCCGAATCTCTCTGGTAATATCTTCTGCACCTTCCAACGTACATGATGCCCATAGTCTCTCAATAAATTAGGGTCATAGCTCTTACGCCCATGCAACGCATCTCCGTACATATCCTCTAGCTCTTCCAGTGCTTTCTCAGCAGCCTGTCTCTGTGCAGTCTTAACATCAGCATCTAGCTCTGCATTTTTGCTCATATGGCGATATAACGTAGCACGACTGACCTTTGCATCTGCACAAGCCTTAACTAGGCTGTGTCCGTCTGTAATGGATGCTATGATGTGCTGTTGTTTTGCTTTGCTTATCATGTGTGTGTGAATGTACCTATTAATTGACATATAAGGTGGCACGCCTGGCTGGGGTGGATGCCTTAATTATTGCACCCCCCTTGCCTTGCCAAACTGCACACTTTTTTATTATTGCTTTTCCTGATTTGGTTTTCATGTTTCTTTATTTGCCGTGTAAGACTGTATCAACTCTGTGTTTATTGTGTGTGTATCTCTCCCTAATATGCTAACAAATAAACTATTATTATCAGCTAATCAATAATAATTTTTTGCCTAGCTTTTACTGCTATAAAAAATAATTTACATTTATTACTTGACATTATAACCATTGGTTAATATATATAATATATGTTTAACAAATAGCAAAGGAAACAAAACAATGGAAAACATAAATAGACAATCATTCAAGTACAATGAAATAAAAGAATACTTTGATGACTTCATTAAAGAAAATTCAAACTATCTTGAAGAAATAGGCGATGATCTTCATCATGAATGTTTTAATACAGATTATTACATAATAGGCAGATATCAAGCAAAGCAATGGCTAGGAGATCAAGTCTTTGATGTTATCAGTATAATAAAAGATTATGAACAATACTATTTTGGAGAAGTCACAACAGACTTATCAGAACCTGAAAAAGTTGTAAATATGTACGTTTACATAGTTGGGGAGCAAATAGTTCATGATTACTTTCATAACTACCATTGGCTGAAAAGCAGAGAAACAGTTTAATCTTGTATCACTTATAGACTAGGAGCTTTCCTAGTCTATGGGAGCTACAAGCTCACAACCTAGCAACTAAGAAAGGAACTAAACATGAAAAATAAAGACTATTCAACTAACTATTACACAGACCCAAAAGTCACACATCCAACAGTAAAGATAGACGTACCAATCCCACACGTTTGGGAGTCTGTCAGCTACTCAAATGATATTAGTCCTAGTTTTACCCACAAAGGATTGCAAATATTTGTGATGGATGAGCAATCAAGACTAGAGGAGAAAATGCCACATAAATACTCTATCATGTATGTAGACACAGATACACATGGCTACGACCTCATATTAACAAGTAATATTTGGGATGAGGTTTTAGACTTTGTAAAACAATATCAACCTAGCAACTAATTGGAGTTCTGAAGATGACTAAAAAACAACTAACAGAATATCTAATATTATTCGTACTTGGTTTAATAATAACTATTGGTTTTGTTAATCCAATATCAAAAGATTTCACTTGGTGGAATCTAATATATCAAACTAAAGATTTATACAACTAGCAAAGGAGAAATAAACATGACTAGCGAAGAGTATTTAAAACATCAGTTTAAGAAACTGCAAAAAACTAAATATGGTTTTAGTATCAAGATTTTTGACGGCAACGGCAATGCAACAAATCAAATGGAGCTAACACCAAACAGAGCAAAAGAAATACTTAAACTACTACAAGCTAATGAAGAACTTATGAAGCAATTTAAGGAGAACTAAACATGACAAAACAAACTATAGACATAACACCTAATTGGAAAACATCAGGAGAAATCTTAATCATGGCTCTTCAAAATCCAAAGCTATCTAAAGAAGGATTTGATGAGGGCATGGCAACTATAAGAGAAATGGCAAGCAAGCTAGACATAGCTTGTAAGGAACTAAACAAACTAGCAAAAGAGAAATAACCAAATAAAAAAAAGGCTCTGCAAAACATGAAATGCAGAGCCTTAACCTAGCAAAGGTAAGGAGAAATATACCATGCACATGACAAAAGAGCAATTTAAAACTATCAGGACAGAGTTGCAATATACTCAAGACGAGCTTGCAAAAGAGCTTGGAGTAGATTCCGTTTCTATCTCAAGATATGAGAACGGACATAGAGAGATTAGCAAAACTATATCTATTTTGCTGCGACGAATTTATCAAGACGAGAAATAACGCAAATCTATGTAAGTATATCTATGCAGTACTGTACTGCATAGATATACTTGTTTTGCATTTCTATCAAATCTCAGATATTTTTTTTATTTTTATTAAAGTTTACATTCGTCAAGACTATAAGAACAAAACAATGTTTTGATCGTTGCCGTAGGATTTGCTATGTCAGCATAGCTGATTATACGAGGGAGCAAAATCCTGTCAAGAAAATAATTTATCTTGGATGTGTTTACTTACATAGCCATGCACAAAACGAGTAACGTCTCTCATTCTTTGTTCAGCAGGTTCAAGCTCATTATAGTAAGACCAGTAAGCATCAAGAGTAACGTCAGTCATATGTTTGTTACTGTTACCAAGTACGTTAAGAGAAATAACAATTTCTTTGAACCTATCTTTTGACTTACAGGTTTTGGCATATTTCCTAATTAAATTAATATCATTTTTCATTGGCACACTCATAATAGACTAGGGCATAGCCGAGGATATCTTGGACAGAGTCAGCATGATTAGGTGTTTCCATTAACCTAGCTTGCTTTACGGCAATCATACACAGAGCTACTTGTTCAGCAGTGATCTCTTTATCTAACAGGACAGACCACAAACGAGCAATACGAGTATGATTATCGAGCATTGACCCATAGCTTTCCCCTCTTTGCTTAACAACATCAGCAGTTTTTTGTAACAACTCTAGCTTATCCATCTCTTTCCCTTACTATGTAAAACCATGTTTCTATATCTACTTCACAAACCAAATCATGCCCAGCATTAAAGTTCCTCGACAGGACATCAAGAGAAATAACACATTTTATAGGACAATTATTAAACTTGTATATCAATACAGGCGTTAAGTTAAGAGATGCTGCAGATTCTTTTGCCTGTTCCCACCAACTAGGTCTGTAACTATTTGAACCACTCTTTTGATACGCTTTACATTCAATAGACCAACCAGGAATAATAATATCAGCCATACCCTTTGATTGATATTGATCGAGGTTTCTCTTGGCATCTATGTTAAGATTATCCTTTATGAGCTTGCATATCTTTCTCTCAAAAGATGCACCTTTGTTGCGACTATCTGCCATCTATCATTCTCTCTTGCATCTGTTTGAGAAAGTCATTCGCAGTTACTTGACCAAGTGTAGCTAACTCTATCTTGTTCATGGTGTCAGGTGTTGGAAATCTCTCACACTTTATGAGCCTACATATAGCTGATCTAGTTAACCCCGATTTGAGGGCAAACTTGTTTTGTGTCAGCTTATTC